GCATTGGTAATATAAGAATTAGATCCATCATGATACATTAACATATCATTGCCAGTACCAAACTTGGCATTAGCACTATCTGCAAACGTTACATGAGAACCTGTTAATACATTAAATGCATTTGCTGTCATTGTGAAATCATCAGCGCCTGCAAGTTCGAAATCTATTTGATCATCAGTACTTGCTGTAATGCTTGTATCGGCATCAGCATCAAGTGTTAATTCTTCACCATTTAAATCATATGCTCCAACACCGCCAATATCTGTGTCAACAACATCAGTACCGTTGCAATATAATATTTTTGTTCCTTTATCCGTTGCCGCCCAGGTTACACCTGTTTGACCTGAAACTTTTATGTTAACGGTATAGGCTCCAGATGTTTGGTTATCAATAACCCACATTTTTTCTTTAGCAGTTACGGTTACCGTTTGATTTCCTGTAATCGTTCCTGTTAAAGCAATCACCATGTTTCGAGCAGCATCACCTGTCGAACCATCTGAGTAAGTTAAAGCAGTGGTTTGAACACCACCTGCAATAGATTGTGAAACATAACCACGAATGGCTTCTTCTAAAATTTTTATATTGGTGTTAGTTTTTGTTCCCCAGTTACCGGCGTTCTCGCCAGTGGTCATTAACTCTGTGCCAATATCTGTATATGTTGATGCCATAATTTATCCTAAGCACTTCCGACAAAAATCTCCACATCACATGATGCTGTATCCGTGTCGACTGTAATATCTACTAAATCTGAAAGGCCTGAAGCTAAAGCGGATCCCGCTGCTTTCATCGTGTCCACAACGCCACCACTATTATCACCTGGATAAATAAACGAGTGACCAGCATCAACCTTCATTCTAAATTCTGTGTTATCTTCATCTCTAAAAGTTAACATAATATGATTGGATGAATCTAAATTTGTAATTCTAATATATCTTACATCACCATCATCAAACATTCCTGCAACATAACCAACTTTATTAGCTGTTACACCAACGCTACTAAGCGCCGATAAAAATCCTATTAATCCACATTCTGTTGTTGATGCGGTTACAACTCTTTTTACAACTTCATTAACACTAGAAATATCTAAAGATCTTTCCGATCCATAATCTATGTTGTTAAGAGTGATTGCTTCTTTGACTGTTACTGTTAATGTTGCCATAATTTAATCCTTACGGTGCCGGAGACTGAACGGGTATACGTGGTTCACCATCCGTATAATCGTCTCGTCTTCGTCTACCTATTTGTTCTCCACCGAATTTTTGTGCTTCGGTTTGATATTTTTGTTCGTATAATTGTAGCATATCCATTGGACCTTTTAAATAACTAAATGCTTCTACTAAGCAGGCATATAAAAGTCCATTGCCAAAATTAAAACTTAAAAAAGTTGTAGTATTTGCTGAACTCAATCCTGTTGGTCTAGCATTATAATGAATTTTATACATAAAAGCTGAAGAAGGTGTTGGAACAATTGTAATTCTTCCTGAAGAAGTTGCACCAGTTCCTTCTGCTCCTCCTGACATAGCATAATATTTTGGTGTGCCAGTAGTCGTTTCAGCTGTATCATATTCTCTTAAAAAGCTAATATCTTTCTTTTCTAACCAGCTATTAGCTCCAGTTGCCGCTGTTGTTGAAGTATAAACTTGAAGTCCTCTAACAAATAAAGTTCCCGCAGGAGCATAAACATTGTCTTTTGAAGCTACTAAATTACCTACAACTTCTTTTCTATCTGCATCAATTGGAATATCTCTTTGAATTCTAAATTCTGAATTATCTATAAACTGATCTGTAATTGTACTTGAAAGTACGCCTGTTCCAACTTCAGTATAATTTTGAATTGCTGTTGTAAGTGTTGAATATGTAAATCCTGCCATTATGCTGATAGAGTTACTGGTCCTATTGAAACCGGAAACCCTCCTCCTTTCACGCTACCTGCTGTTGCAGTGTTTGTGTTAACTGTAAAATAAAACCAATCTGTTGTAAAATCTGTGTCTCTATCACCGCTAACATACTTACCTGTAGTAATAGCATAACCTGAAGCATATGCAATATTTGATCCCGCTATACCATCAAAGCTACCAGGATCACCATAAGTGCCTGAAGTTGTTGGTGCTCCTCTAAATCTGTACGTTGATCCATTTGTCAACCCGTGATCTGGTGCATGAACATTTATAATGCCTGATCCTGATGCATAAGTCGTAAAAGGTTGATGTGGTAACAATTGTGCCACAGTACTTTCTGTTCTATCTGATCTTACATTTTGTAATCCCTGTGCATCTCCACCATGAGGTCTTGGCTCTAATTGAGGTTGTTTTGATTCATATTCAGATTTATGAACAAACATTCCATTCCATTCTCTAACCATTTCATTATATGGAAAAGCCATTCCTGATCGGTCTGATATTGCCTGTGCGTATTTTCCTCTTGCGTATGCCATTATATATTCGGGTAATAATTCTTCGGAGTTATATAAGTACTAGCTGAAGAACCATCTTCTGCTAATGCTCGTGTTAACTCGTCTTCATACAACAATTTCATTTGTTGTACTAATTGTGGGTTAAATTTTTGTGCTAAATAAAATGCAAGTCCTGAAACCATACAAGGTACAAATCTGTATGGAACATCTGTTGCGTCTGTATAAGTTGCATCTGCATCTTGAATTCTTTTTACAAAAAACATGTGAATGTCTTTTGATGCATTAGATGAATCTGGTGTTGGATAAAGGGTTACAGTTGTTTTGTCCACGAATCTTTGAACAAAATATTGTGCTGGAGTTCCTTTAGAAAGTTTACTTGATAATGCTGAATAAGCAGATCTAGCTATTTTTGTAAGAGAAGAATCAGATTGATCTGTTGTTGTTTTATCGGATCTAAGTGTAGCTTCTAAAACATCATCCAAGCCATAAGTAGAAGTTCCAGTTGTTCCACCTGCTGTAGTAGCACTTGTTCCATCACCTGTTGCTCTATAAAAAGTATATTCTGCCTGACCTTCAACTAGATCAATATTAGTATCGCCTACTTCCCAGTAGTGCAAACCTCTATTGCCCCATTCTTGAAAAAGAATATTTAAAGATCGTCTTGCTGTTTTTAATTGATAACCAGAAGATACTTGAGAACCAATTCTCTCATAAGCTTCATTAATAATTTCATCAACAGCAAATGTCTTGTCGAAAGTGACTGTTCCAGAAGTAGTATTCGCCATGGGCTACCTCCTAATATAGCTTCTTAAATTCTGCTACAATCGTATACATGTTTGCGGCATCAGCTGTGCTTGGTACCACAAAGTTTACATCACTTTGGTTACTGTTAGAAGATTTATCTGCTGGTATTCCACCAAATTCTCTGAAATCCCAATAACCTGTTCCTGTTAAACCAAGAACTGGAATGTCACCATCTGAATCTTCTTCGTCCAAACGACCATAAGTGTCTCCACCATCACCAGATACACATGAAAACCAAATTCTTTGTAAATTTAAATGCGCAACTGAATCTCCATTTTCGTTTGCAGCTAATGCTGAAACATCTCCAAAAACTGTTGTTTTACCTGTTCCGTCTGATTGTTGAACTAATTTGATAACAACTCTTACAGCATTTTGCTGTAAAATTGTTGGTCCTGTTACTGTGTCTGCCATAATCCCTCCTTAATTAAGATTACTAGATGGGGCCGAAGCCCCATCATAAGTTTATTTATTACGCGCTGTATCCATACATTTTAAGTATAAATTTTCCAGCGTCATATACACCATCTGTTCCACCACCTGAACCAACTAGATATAAATATCCGTTAGCTGGAGGTACAGTTGTAAAGCCTTTTGGTGCTAATATACCAGTCCAATCAACTGCTGTATTTAAAACCGCAGTTTCTACCAAAGCAGTAATTGCAGTATCTTCAGTACCAGTAGCTACAGTCCCTGTATACAAATCGATATCAGGTTCTCCAGTTGTAGGTGTTTCTAAACATTGCATATAACCAGATAAAACAGTGCCGTTTACAGCAGCGGTAATTTGTCCATAGTGACAATTAGCAGTTGCTTCTTTACCGATAATATCGGCTGCAGCACTTGAACTTAAACCAGTTAGATCTAAAGCAATAGTTGTTTCATATATATTACCAATAAGTACTACTGAATGTTTTACAATTGCTGCTGTTACTGCAGATATACCAGTTCCAACAGTCATTAAAGCTGTTGTTGCTAGACCTGTTGCTCCTTTAGCAGTTAAAGCACCTGATGAACCAACTGTAAAATAGTCAGTATAAGCACCAGTGGTTGAACTTTTAGTAGAAACCTTAAGACCGGATTCCGCTCTTACTGTTCCCTGAAAGGTTGTGTTTGCCATAATATTCCTCCTAGAATATTTAAATGTAGTCCCTAGGGGATGTCGACTATACGCGTCTACATTTAAGTTTTTTTAAAATTTGTATAGTGAATAAAATATATATGAAATTTGAGTAGAGTGCAAGGGATCCCTGCATAAAAGTACGTTTTCAGCGATGTGGCGTTTATCTAAGTTGCCACAGAAACTTGGGCAGCTGAATCACTGATTTTGTTTTCTCTATCAGCAACTTTAAATTCTTCAGCTTTGATCTGAGTGATGATACTTCTAATTTTCTCATCAATATCGACCATATTAAGAGTATATTTTCCGTGTTGATTATACTCATACTGCCACCCTAACTCCAAGGACCTCTTTTGTTTGTACAGGTCTTCGGTCATTACTAACCTCCTCATAGGTTATTCGACGGGGAGTGTCTCTAAACATTCCCGTTGATTCCCACTTTATAGACTTTTCTCCTAGCTTGTCAAGGATTGATTTCTCTATAGATTCACGATTATCCTCTGCTAAAACTTCAAATTTAGCATGATAATCATAAGCCCATATATTAACTAGAAATTGTCGCATTTTTCTTTCTAAAAGTAAATTGTGGCGGAACTATGTCCCGCCACAAAATTATTTTATTATGCTCCCGGTGATCCGAAAATACCTCTCCAGTCGGAGAACCCAAATGAGTATCTCTCTCTAGCTTTGTATCTTACGTTTCCAGTTGTAAAGTCGCCTTCCATAGCTGTTTTTAATGGTGCTCTCACAAAATGTTTAAGACCATTAGGTACATCTGTTTTAATGAACCAAGCATCTGTATCAGTTAAGTAATGATTCACGGCATAGCCTTGTGGAATCATTCCCATAGATACAACTGCATTGATATCATTATCAGCTGTTCCAACTCTTTGTGTTGACTTCATAAGTCTCTCAGCAGTAAATTGTAAAGCTGAAGGCACGATTAATTTCATACCTTTAGCTGCAATTTTTAAACCTCTTTCATCTGTAAGAGCTGCAATGTCAATTAATGCTTGCTCCAAAGATGTTTCGTTAAGGTCTGCTGCAGTCGATAACTCATTCTGTTCAGTTCCAGTAACGATAGGGTGATCAGTAGCACAAAGCTCCTTACCATCTCCACCATTCGCAGTTCCGAACGCGTTGTTTAACACATTAGCTGCTTTCACTTGTTTAGTGTTAGCCATTGATCTCGCTAAAGCTTTTGTATATCTAGACGCAAGTCTATCGTACAAGTTATCCTCGATCGCTTCTTCAGTGATCGCGAACGCTAAAGCAAGCGTTTCATGTGTGTAACGAGCGGTGAAAGTTTCTTGAGCGTTGTCAAATGAAACTCCCGTTCCTTCTGCTTTGACTGGTGCATTTGCGAAACCAGATAACATTACTTCTTCTTCAAAAGCTCTGTCACTGTTTTCAGTGTCAAAAATCTCCGCATGTTCGTTAGCATAGTTTTTGTATTCCAAGCCGAATAGTGCATTCAAACCTGGCTCTAGTTCTTTTACTAGTTGTCCTCTTGATATAGCCATTTTTTATTCTCCTATTCTGCTATTATACGCCAGTTGCGGTCATATAGAAATGTTCGTTGATGATCACTTTAAAATTACAATTAGCTGCTGTTAAGTCGCTATTGTCAGGATCATCCGAAACTCCGATAATTCGCATGTTGGCTGTTGTTTGTACGTCTGTAGCGTCCGCTATTTCAGTTTTAGAAACAAAATGCGGAGTAACACCTGCTGCAACAGAAACGTCGACGTTTGTGAAAACGTCTAGTTGTTGAGTTGCGCCAGATGCTGCCGATTGTACTTCATAAACTTGAAATGGGTCGTCAGTTATAAAAGCTTTGATATCAGTAGCTGCGTTTGAAGCAACTAAGTGATTAGCAAAGGTTGGTTTACTTGTTGAAGAGTCAGTGAAAAACACACCCTGACAAGAGCCCAAAAGAACTCCGTTATTAGTAGCTGCGCCTATGCCAACAGTTCCTGCTGCCAAAGCAATCATAAGATCGTTTTGAGCAAAAGCTGAAGCACATGCTGCTACTTCATATTCAGTAGCTGCGTTATTATCTGCTGACTGTCCAATTTTGCCTAGGGGTTTTAATCCGAAAGCTGCGTCTTGGTTCGCCATATTATTTTCTCCGTTAGTGACCTGTCCTTACGGACTTCCAGTCACAATTAATTTAATTCGTTGGCAAAAATTACTAAAAAATTATTAGTCTTTTTTTGTACCACCGAAGGTTACACGAGTCTGTCTATCAATATCGATAGGCATACCTGGATGCTGTTCCTTCATAAGGTCATCATTGATCGCGTCGTCTTTTTGTTTTGTAAGGTTATCAAAATATGCCTTACGCGATTTAACTAACTCTAAAGATATCCTAGCCAGCAATAGTCCGCCAACTCCGATCACTCCCTTGTATTTACCTGTATCAATCGCTGGATAATCTGTGTCAGGGTATTCATCAGCTCTCACTAATTCGTAACCTGATCTCAGCTTACCGGTCATGTTTTTTGTATCGTCAAAACCCATTGACTCGGCTCTTATCCACCTGTGATGATATCCATCTGGTGCAGGGGGTGCATCTAAAGATGATGGTGGAGTCCAAACTTGTTTTCTTACTTCTTTAACTCTAGTTTGACTCGCACGGGAAACTTTTATGTTATCTTTTTGCATATGCTTATATCTCCTTCGTGATTATTTTTAATTGTTTTGCATAATCTTCTAATGGCACTCCTAATTTTTTAGCAATTGCTACCTGCGATGAAGTGAGTCTCACAGTTTGGCGACCAGGTTTAACACTTCGCGTTGCTGACGCTACTGTTTGTGTAGGTTTGGTCGTTCCTTCCGATAGTTCTTTTCTATCAAATTTATGTGGGAAGTCAAGTCTCATTCGCTTGTCTATCTCAGAATAATATTCGTTAGAATGTGGGTCGAAGCCTTCTTGTTTAGTTAACTTCTCATGCAAGTCAAATGCTGTGTACGTCATAGCATTATCTTTACCAAACCATTCATTTCTATCAGCCCATTCTTCTGCTTTTGGATCAGTAGGTGGTGCTTGAATTGCTTGGTTTAAAGATGGAGTTTTTACTTCCATTTCTTTAGTCTCAGAAAGTTTATTTTTAAGAGTATTAACTCTTACTTCTTCCATTCCAAGTCTACCAATTTCTTTTTGTGCATCAACCTCAGCATCTATATCACCTGCTTCTCTAGCTCTCACAAGCTGTGCTTTAGCAGCCGCTAGACCTGAAGTAACTCTGTTCTGAACCGCATTTACATAACTCGGCTCTAATTTAGAAACTTTTGTTTTTAATTGAGAAAGTTCTACTTGACCACCTCTAGCATA